CAATTAGGTGAACTAAAGTTTAATCAAGAAGTATTATGTTCCTTTCTTAGGTTCTAGTTTAACTTTGATACCNCCTGATACTTTATCTAAACTAACTNCAAGTGTTATNGAATATACAAGAGAAGGATTAGATGTTTTTGATGCGCCTGAAAGAGGCAGAAACTATGTAATGACAGTTGATCCGTCTAAAGGTGTTGGTGGTGATAATTCGGTAATTCAAGTGATTGACATATCAGAAATACCATACAAACAAGTTGCTAAGTATAAAGATAATACAATAAGTCCTCTTATATTTCCTAACATCATATATAAAATAGCAAAAGATTATAATAATGCACATGTTTTAATTGAGATAAATATATCTGAACAGGTGGCACATATTTTACATCATGAGTTAGAATATGAAAACATGATTATTATAAATAAAAAACCAAAGGGATTAGACAAAGGACAATCTGCAGGTGGAGGGTTCGGAGGTAGACCATTCTTAGGTGTAAACACAGATAAAAAAACAAAAAGAATTGGTTGCGCCAATTTAAAATCATTAATGGTAGAAAATAAATTACTTATTAATGATATGGATACTATTTCTGAACTATCTACTTTTATTGAAGTTAAAGATTCATATGCGGCTGATGATGGTTATAAAGATGATTTAGTAATGGGACTTGTTATTTTCTCATGGTTAACTACACAACCATATTTTAAAGAATTAAATAACGTAGAACTTAGAAAAATGATGTATCAAAACCAAATGAGATTAATAGAAGAAGAGTTAACACCATTTGGCTTTTATGATGATGGACAAATAGAATCAGAAGCACCTATTATGCTTTTGAATTTCTGAAATACAATTTTTTATAAATAATACAATGAATCTTAAGTATGATTCATCGTATACCCAGAATATTATTTCTTAGGAGAATTTAAATGGCATATGCACTATCGCCAGGAGTTACAATAGTAGAAAAAGATTTTACTAATATTGTGCCCGCAGTTTCATCATCTACTGGAGCATTTGCAGGTAAGTTCCAGTGGGGTCCAATCGAATACCCAGTACAATTATCATCAGAAGTTGAATTAGTAAAACAATTTGGCAAACCTAATGATAGTACTTTTGAATCATTTTTTACTGCAGCAAACTTTTTGTCTTATACAAGTAGTTTGTATGTATCTAGAATCGATTCTGACGCAACACTTAATGCCGTTAGTACCAATGGTACTGCAGTTAAAATTAAAAATATAGATGAGTATGATACTTTAACTACTTCAACATATAATTGCTTATGGGCAGCAAAATATGCCGGTATTTTAGGTAATTCTTTAGAAGTATCAATGGCTGATTTTTCAACATATAAAAATTCAGCTTTAACTGGAGTAACATCATCAAGTGTAATTGATATTGGTGGTTTAACAGTTATTGGTGTAGGTACATTTTTTTTAACTCAACTTCATGTAGGAGCTATTCTTAAAACTTCTGCGGGCGTTACTATTGGTACTGTTAAATCTATTGAATCAAATACATCTCTAACTTTAAATTCTCCTGGATCATTAGTTTCTGTTGCTGCAGGCACAGGTTTAAAAGCAGATTGGGCATATGCTGCACAATTTGATTCTGCTCCTGGTACTTCTGATTATGTTGCTAATTCAAATGGGCTAAAAGATGAACTTCATATTATTGTTATTGATAAAGATGGTGTATTCTCTGGAACTAAAGGTACAATTTTAGAAAAATTTGCTTATGTTTCTAAAGCATCTGATGCTAAAAAGTATGATGGTACAATTAACTATTATAAAGAAGTAATTAATACACGTTCACAATATATTTGGTGGATGGATCATACAGATAATGTTCTTGCAGGGCAAGCTTGGGGTACTGAAGTAACTTCTGGCGGTACTTATGCTTTACTAGTTGGAGCAATGAATGACTCTTTATCTGATGGTGTTAATGATTTTATAGATACTGACGGTGGTTATGCAGTATCATCTTGGGAATTATATTTAAATGATAGTCAATATGACATTAGTTTAATCCCAGTAGGTAAAGCATCTTCAGTTACTGCTAATTATGTAATTCAAAGTATTGCTGAAGTTCGTAAAGATTGTGTAGTTTTTGTATCTCCTCAAGATGTATCAAGTGGCGATGTTATTATAGGTACTGGTTCTGTTGCTACTGGTAAAATTAATGCTTATAGAGATGCTATGGCATCTTCTTCTTATGGTATTATGGATTCAGGTTTTAAGTATCAATATGATCGTTATAATGACAAATATCGTTGGGTACCATTAAATGGTGATATTGCTGGTATGACTGCCCGTACTGATTATACCAATGATGCATGGTGGTCTCCAGCAGGTTATAATCGTGGCCAGGTTAAAAATGTTGTAAAACTTGCTGTTAGTTTATCTAAAACAGATAGAGATACTCTATACAAAAATGGCGTTAACCCAGTAGTTACTTTCCCTGGACAAGGTACTGTATTATTTGGTGATAAAACATTATTGGCAAAACCATCAGCATTTGATCGTATCAATGTTCGTAGATTGTTTATTGTTCTTGAGAAAGCAATTTCTACTGCATCTAAATATCAATTGTTTGAATTTAATGATGCATTTACAAGAGCCCAATTCAAAAATATCGTAGAACCTTTCTTAAGAGATGTTAAAGGTCGTCGTGGTGTTATTGATTTTAGAGTTATATGTGATGAAACTAATAATACTGGTGAAGTAATAGATCGTAATGAATTTGTAGGTGATATCTATATCAAACCTGCACGTTCAATTAACTATATTACTTTAAACTTCATAGCAGTAAGAAGTGGTATTAGTTTTTCTGAAATTGGTGGTTAATTAATATTTGGGAGTTGAAATACACTCCCAATATTTAACTATAAATAATATAAAGTCATATACCTAAGGAATAAAAATGGCAAATATATCAGATTTTAAATCTCAGTTGATTGGAGGCGGAGCAAGAGCCAATCAATTTAGAGCATATTTAAATTTTCCGTCTTATGTGTCAGCTGGCGCATTTGAAGGATCAAGAGCACAATTCTTATGTAAAGCAGCTCAACTTCCTGGTTCTACTGTAGCTAATGTAGAAGTACCATATAGAGGCCGAGTTGTTAATATTGCAGGAGAACGTAATTTCCAACCATGGACTGTAACACTTATTAATGATACAACCTTTGGTTTACGTAATGCATTTGAATCTTGGCAGTCAGGTATTCAAAGATATGCAGCTACTGAAGGTAAAACAAATCCTTCTGATTATCAAGTTGATTTAGAAGTTCATCAATTAGATCGTAATGGTGCAACTTTAAAAGTATATAAATTTGCTGATGCATATCCTACAAATATTTCTCCAATTGCTTTAGATTTTGATGTTATAAACCAACTTGAAACTTTTGATGTAGAATTTACTTATAACTACTTTACATCAAACACAGGAACAGATACAGACGGTTCTTCTTTTGGTACTAACATATCAATTGATACACCAGTAGGTACAATTCCTTTTTCTTTTTAATTTGAGATAAATTATGCAAATTTTTGGTATCGAACTGGGTAAGAAAAAACCTGACAAGGAAAATCCACTTAGTGTAGTTCCACCGAGTTCAGAAGATGGAAGTACTGTAATAACAACAGCATCTGGTGCTGCTAATTATTATGGTCTTGTTCTTGACATGGATTCTATTGTCAAGAACGAAAATGATCTTATCCGTCGATACCGAGAAGTTGCCCAATATTCTGATTGTGATTCTGCAATAACAGATATTGTTAATGAAGCAATTGTTACTGATGATGATAAATCTATTGAACTTAATATGGATGATTTAAAAGTATCAGAATCTATTAAGAAAAAAATTACCGATGAATTCGAAGAAGTATTAAGATTATTTGACTTTGAAGAATTCGGTCCAGACATTTTTCGTCAATGGTACATAGATGGTAGAGTATACTATCAAGTATTGATTGATCCGGCTAATATCAAGAAAGGTATTACCGAATTACGTAAAATTGATCCAAGAAAAATAAGAAAAATCAAGAACGTAAAAAAACAGCGTAATGAAAAGGGTATAGATGTTGTTAAGAGTATAGAAGAATTCTATATCTATAATGACAAAGGAATTAGTGAGCAAACATCGCAAGGTGTTAAACTATCTCTTGATTCAGTTATCTATTGCCCAAGTGGTTTAATTGATCCTAATTCAGGAATGACNTTAGGTCATCTGCATAAAGCAGTTAAACCTACCAATCAGTTAAAAATGATTGAAGACGCGGTAGTAATCTATCGTATTTCTAGAGCAC